GCGAGTTAATTCGTCTAAGTTTGATATGAACGATTTGACGTTTAACTTTATTCCCGGTTGTGTAGATAATACTAGTGTATCTTTGTACACTTCTTTTATGTATCCGCGTCCTGGTGAAGCTGCATTTTTTAGTCAGGTTATGCCGTTTAATCATCGTGCAGCACTTCCAAATAGTTTGATGTCGTGGCTTCGTGTTGCTAATAGTCCTATTATCAATTATCCTAAAAGCACTTTGCCTACTACTGATACTTTGCTCAAGACAGCGTCGAAGTTTCTTGTTGTGAATGCAGATACTTATTTAGGTTATTGGGATATCGTTCGCAATTATTATTCGTATTCTTCTTGGGGCGTTTTTTCTTTTGCTCATCCCGGAACTTATCGGCCTACTTTTTTTACTACTTCTACCTCTTCTGTAGCGGGTGTTGAGTATCGTTCGAAAGCTTCCTATTTTTGGCAGCGTTATGGTAATTTAGAGTTTTTGGACCATTATTTTGAAACGATGTTTTATCCGAGGGATAGGAAGATTAGTTCTGATCGAGACGAGTTATCGTGGAACCGTTCTGATTTGTTCGTTGAGATTCTTCGTTCTGATTTGTTTAATAAGGGTACAATAGCAGCTGCTCCGGATTTTAACATGTTGTTGCAGATGTTCCCTCAGAATATTCAGGTTAAAGTTCCGGCTTATCCTTTTGATGTTCAGGAACCTAAGGTTGATTGGAATAGTGGTCAGGGTACTGATGCTAATGTTCCTAGTAAGGTTTATTTTGCGGCGACGTTGAATGTTCCTTTTTTGGCAGCGCATCCTATGGCTGTGTGTCCAAGTTCTCCCGATCGTTTTAGTCGTCTTATGCCACCGGGTGATTCTAATTCTGATGTCGATTTTACAGGTGTTAAGACTATCCCTCAGCTTGCTGTAGCGACACGTCTGCAGGAGTATAAAGATCTTATCGGTGCTTCCGGTTCTCGTTATTCCGACTGGCTTTATACCTTCTTTGCCTCTAAGATTGAACATGTGGATCGTCCTAAGCTTCTTTTTAGTTCGTCCGTTATGGTTAATAGCCAGGTCGTTATGAATCAAGCAGGTCAGTCCGGTTTTGCAGGTGGTGAAGCTGCTGCACTTGGTCAGATGGGAGGCTCTATTGCGTTTAATACTGTGCTTGGTCGAGAACAAACTTATTATTTTAAGGAGCCCGGTTATATCTTTGATATGCTGACGATTCGACCTGTTTATTTTTGGACAGGTATACGTCCCGATTATTTGGAATATCGTGGCCCTGATTATTTTAATCCGATTTATAATGACATTGGTTATCAAGATGTTCCTTTTTGGCGTATTGGTTATGGTTGGAAATCTGGTTCCGCTTCTCAGAGTATGACCGTAGCTAAGGAGCCGTGTTATAATGAATTCCGGTCTTCTTATGATGAGGTGTTAGGTTCGTTACAGGCTACTCTTACGCCTAAGGCTTCTGTTCCATTGCAGTCTTATTGGGTTCAGCAGCGAGATTTTTATTCGATCGGTTTGTCTTCAAATCCGAATGAGATTAGTCCCTCTATGCTCTTTACCAATTTGAATACTGTTAATAATCCTTTTTCATCAGATATGGAGGATAACTTTTTTGTTAATATGTCGTACAAAGTAGTTGTTAAGAATCTTGTGAACAAGTCTTTTGCAACTCGTTTATCTAGTCGTTGATATGTTGGAGTATATGATTGAAGACCTTCCGGAATACAGGTCCCGTGGCGAGCGGATTATGTCGGTTTTGAATGGTTCCGGTTCTGTAGATGTTTTGCCTGGCCGTCCGGATGTCCAGGCCTCGGACTCTGATTTCCGGAAAGGCGAGGATTATGACCCACCGCTGGACTTCGATCCGAACTCGTTTTCCCGGATCGACAAGTTTGATGGTTTGGAGAGTGGACAGGGTGTTATTGATGACTTTCTTGAGCGACAGCGTTCATCTTCGAATGCTAAGCCGGAGAAAGAAGATTGATAGGGTTTAGGATTTCCGAAGGGATCATATAGGTGTTCCCTTCGGGTCCTTGTCCACTTTTCTACCTCGCACCGCAGGTAGCGTCAGCACCTTAATAATCAGCACTTTATGTCAACGGAGTTGGCGTGCTGCCCGTATAAACTTATTGTTTTTAAAAGAAAATTACATATTCCTTTACTCGATGATATATGATATGTGCGCGGACCGATTTTGATGTTTGCTTTGAACATCAAAAACGGATATCGAATTGCGGTTTCGATAGCGTATTTTCTTATGGTTTCTTATTGTTGTTTTTGTTATGGAAAAAGTACCGTTTTATCGTAAGAAGAGTTTTTGGACGTTGTTGATCTCCATCCTTACGGCTTTGTCAGTTTATTTCGCTGCATCATGCACCAGAAAGTTAGTCTACCGTTCTTCCGGTGTTCACTGTGATACGGTTCAACTTGATGTTCGGTCTAATTTAAAACTGCCTTAATATGCCTCCTGCCTCTTTTGCTGCTCAGATGGGCCAGGCACTTGGTATGAATGCAGCCGGTTCTGCTGGTTCTTCTGTTGGTGCCGGTCTTGCTGATGCTTTGTTCGGTGGAATTTCTGCTCGCCGTAATTGGAAGTATAAGCAGAAGGAAATGGCATTGCAGCAGCAGTATGCCCTTGAACAGATGTCTAAGTCTGCGGAGTTTCAGTTGGCTCATGACAAGCAGATGTTTGATTATCAGAATGCGTATAATGATCCTTCTGCTGTTCTTGAACGTAATTTGGCTGCTGGTTTGAATCCTGCTGCTGTTCTTGGTCAGTCTGGCGTTGGTGTTTCTGCTACTATACCCACCGCTAGCGGTGGGGCCCCATCCGGTCATGGTCCTGTGGCCTCTGGCTCCGGTGGGGGTCTTGCTGCTTTGGCCGGCAACCCCTCTGCGTATGCGGATATTGAGTTGAAGAACGCCCAGCAGGAGCGTGAACGTTCGGCTGCTGCTCTTAATGATGCTGAAGCTGAATGGTATAAGTCTCAGACTTTGGATAAAGGTTTGCGTGAACGTTTGATGAAGGCGCAGGCAGGACTTGCTGAACAAGGAATTACTGAATCTTCTTCGCGTGCAAGTTTGAATGCTGCTATATCTTTGTCCTATTCTATTGATAACGAGTTGAAAGATGCTGCTTTCGGTTATAATCTTGAGATGATTAAGGCTGATCTTGGTAAGGCTAAGGAAGAGTATTATCAGCTTAAGGCTCGTACTGGTTATATTGATGCTCAAATTGAAGCAGAGTTGCAGTTGTTGACTGCTCGGGCACTTTATTTGAAGTCTTCTTCATCTAATCAGGAGCAGTTGGCACGTGTGAATGAATTGACTGCGGATGATTTGGAGAATTGGTTTGACGTTAATTGGAATACGGAGGTTGAGGTTCCTATTATCAACGAGAAGGGAAAGGTTGAGCGTACGGTCAAGATGACCGGCAAGGAAATCCGCAAAGAATATATGAAACTTAATTTGCAGGATTTTCAGTATGATATGTACACCAACCGCTGGGAGCTTCGTTCTGAGAAGAACCGTTTTGGCTATAGTGTTGTTAATACTGCTGTTAGTGGAGCTATTTCTGCTGCTGGACATGTTGCTGGAGCAAAAGTCCTTTCTACAGCTCCTCCTGTGCAAAGATTTGATGATGTTACTGAGGAGTTGGTTCCTACTCCCAGTTCGTTAGGTGGAGGTTGGACAAAGCACACTTCTACAACTAGTCGGCAAATTCGTCGTTGATTATTTGGAATTAGATTTTTTTTGTTTATTTTTGCCTTTGAATTTTAAACCTTATTTTATTATGTCATCTAAAGTTATTACTGAAGACATGTTGGAGTCTTCCCGTTCTGTTAAAAATCCGATCATTTTGGTGGTGATTTCAAATTATCCTTTTTCGAATGGAGGTTATTTGGTTTCCTTTAGTCAGGTAGAATCTGACGGTTCTTCTAAGAGCTATGATCCGGCTTATTCTTTGGATTTTGAAGCTTCTAAGCTCTCTACGTATTTGGACACCAGTTCTATTTTCTTGCCTGTAGGATGTTATTATTTGCCTGATAAAGAGCTTGCGGGTTTCATTAAGTCTTTGTCTTTTGGCGCATCTACTTTTGAAATGCGGCTTGTGCCTGCTTCCTCTCAGATGCAAGGTTTGATTGTGGTTAATGTTGATGAAAAAAGTTTGTCTAAGTATGAGCAGGAAGAAGAAGACTAGAGGTAAAGGAAGTAAGAGAATTGTAGTTCGTCCTTTAGGAGGAAAGGTTCTTTGATGCGTTTGGATTATTATCAGAGTTTTGAGCTTGCCTATGCGCCTTTTTTTGTGAGAAAGCGTGTAGGCAAGCGTTTTACGGTAATATCTCGTTTTCGAACTTATGAGCAAGCTTCTGATTTTCTCCGTTTTTTGTTAGAAAAGTATCCCGGTATTTATTTTGATGTAAAGGATGTGTCAATCTCCCATTTGGATAAGGAATCGGGCATATAGCTCCCGGACTATCGGCTTGACGGATAGGAAGGTTCTGCTGATGAACCGTCCTTGGGATTATTTTACCCAGCGCATTATGGTTCCTTGTGGTCGCTGCGAGGAGTGTCTTCGGCAGCAGCGCAATGACTGGTATGTTCGCTTGGAGCGTGAAACCAAGTATCAGAAGAGTCTGTACCGCAACTCTGTCTTTGTTACGATCACGATCGCTCCGGAGTATTACGATAGTGCATTGCAGAATCCCTCTTCTTTCATCCGCTTGTGGTTTGAACGCATCCGTCGCCGTTTCGGCCATTCCATCAAGCATGCTGTTTTCCAGGAGTTTGGAGTGCATCCGGAGCTGGGCAACGAGCCCCGTCTTCACTTTCATGGCGTTCTTTGGGATGTTCCGCACTCCTACAATGCCATTCGTGAAGCTGTCAGGGATTTAGGCTTTGTTTGGATTGCATCTATCACGGATAAGCGTCTTCGGTATGTTGTCAAGTATGTTGGCAAGTCTGTTTATATGGATGAGCGTTCGGCTGACTTTGCGAAGTCTCTTCCTATTACTGTAGGTAAATTAAATACTAATCTTTATGACTTTCTTCAGAATAGCAAATACCGCCGTAAGTTTATTTCGGCAGGTGTCGGCGATTATTTGGGAGATTTTAAAGCTCCCGGTGCTGCTTCTGGTCTTTGGTCTTACACAGATTTCAAGACCGGTGTTGTTTATCGTTACCGTATCCCTCGCTACTACGATAAGTATCTTTCTCAAGATGCGTTGGTCTTTCGCAAGATTTCTACTGCTTGGACCTATGCTAGCGCTTTCGGCGGTTCTCTGGCTCTTGGCTTTCTTCGTGAAGTTGCTGAGAGGGTCCTTCGTCCCTCCGACTTTTCCCGTGTCGTTAAAGGAGGTTTTTCGCGCCTTGTGAAGCTTCGGGAGTTCTTGAGCAAGGTTAAGGACCGGCCGAGTTTTCTTGCGGTGACTTCCGATGTTATTGATTTTTGGGTAGACTGTTTTGGTGTTGATTCTTCTAATCCTTTTTTTAATAAAATAGTTTATGGGTAAGCAGCCTTTTATTTCTCATGCTGTAAATGGCTATTCTCGGTATGATATGCCCGAGAATAAGGCGTTTACTGTTACGCCGGGTATTATTTACCCGGTTCGTATTCAGTTTGTCAATGCTCGTGATCGGGTTACGCTGCATCAAGGTATTGATGTTCGTTCAAATCCCTTGGGTGTTCCATCGTTTAACCCTTATGTACTTCGGTTGCATCGGTTTTGGGTTCCTATGCAGTTGTATCATCCTGAAATGCGAGTTAATTCGTCTAAGTTTGATATGAACGATTTGACGTTTAACTTTATTCCCGGTTGTGTAGATAATACTAGTGTATCTTC